GAGCGCCAGGAGCGCATCGTGAATGCGATCAAGGCCGGGAACTACAGCTTCGTCGCCGCGCAGCTCGGCGGCATCGGGGAGCGCACCTTCTACTCATGGATGGAGCGTGGGGAGAAGGGCGAGGAGCCTTACGCGCAATTCATGCAGGCAGTAAAAGAAGCCGAGACCCACGCCGAGGCGCGCAACATCGCGCTGGTCCAGCGGCACGCGCAGTCGAGCTGGCAGGCGGCGGCGTGGTACTTGGAGCGCAAGGCCCCCGACCGTTGGGGCCGTCGTGAGCGCATCGAGCACACCGGCGCCTCCGGTGGGCCGATCACGCTGGCGGGGATGGCCGAGCTGCTACGGCAGGGAGAGGGAGAGGACCACGATGGCGAAGCTGGATGACCTCGGGCGTGAGCTTCGGGCCGCGTTCCAGGCGGGCAGCGACGACAAGATGATGAAGGTGCTGGCCGAGGACGGGCTGCGCGACAAGCTGGTGGCCGCCCTTCGCAACGCCGATGAACGCACGCTGACCTACTCCGCGCCGTTCATCGCCGACCTCGCCGTGCGGCTCGGGCAGCTTGCCAGCAGCAACCGCTAGCGCCGCCAGCGCCTTCCAGGCCATCCGTGACGAGCCGGTGGCCTTCCTCGACAAGGTGTTGGGGTTCCACCCCTGGAGCCGCCAGCGGGACATCCTCCAGAGCGTGAGGGACAACAAGCGAACGGCCGTGCGCTCATGCCACGGCTCGGGCAAGACCGCCATCGCCGCCAGGATCGTGCTGTGGTTCCTCGCTGCCCACCCTGACTCCCGCGTAGTGACCACCGCCCCGACGTTCACGCAGGTGCGTGACCTGCTGTGGAGGGAGATTGCGGCCGGGGTGGGCCACGCGCCGCCCGGCTTCTACGGCCAGATGAACCAGACGCGCCTGGAGGTCACGCCGTCCTGGTTCGGGGTGGGGCTTTCCACCAGGACGCCCGAGCACTTCCAGGGCCACCACGCCGAGAACCTGTTGCTGGTGGTGGACGAGGCCAGCGGTGTGGACGAGCTGATCTATGAGGCGGCCGAGGGCTTTCTTACGGCGCCCGGCGCCCGCGTGTTGCTGATCGGCAACCCCACCAGCACGACCGGCACGTTCTACCGGGCGTTCCACGCCGACCGGGCGCTCTACAACACCTTCCACATCAGCGCCTACGACACGCCCAACCTCACCGGCGAGGCCGTGCCCGACCAGCTGGCCAAGGTGCTTGTGAGCCGGGAGTGGATAGACGAGAAGCGCGCCCAATGGGGCGAGGACAGCCCCATGTTCCAGGTGCGCGTGATGGGGAACTTCCCAACGGAGGCCGATGATCAGGTGTTGGGACTCGGCCGGGTCGAGGCCGCCCGCCAGCGCGAGGCCGACGCCGGGGAGCCGGTGGTGATCGCCTGCGATGTGGCGCGCTACGGCTCGGACGAAACCGTGATCGCCGTGCGCCGTGGTAGGCAGATACGCCTAGCGCGGGCCTACAATGGCAAGAGCCTGATGGAGACCGCTGGCCAGATCATTGACGTCGCCCGTTCGACTGGCGCCAACAGCTTCCGCATCGTCGTGGACGACGCGGGGCTAGGCGGCGGCGTGACCGACCGCCTCAAGGAAGCGGGCTGGCCCGTAGAGGCGTTCAACGGCGGCCACAAGGCCACGCAGCCCGAGCTGTACCCGAACCGCCGTAGTGAGTCGTGGTTCGCCTTCCAGGAGCAGATAGACGAACTGGACCTGGACCAGGACGAGCAGCTGGCGGCCGACCTTGTTGCCCCGCGCTACCAGCTCGACAGCGCCGGGCGCCGGGTGGTGGAGCCAAAGGAGACAACCAGGAAGCGGCTCGGGCGCTCGCCCGACCGCGCCGACGCCGTTCTCATGGCCTACGCCCCGGCACCCAAGATGGGCGCCAGCTTCGGCCCCGACCTGTGGAGCTACTAGGTGCTGTCCCCCGAGACTGGATACGACCACGGTGTTGAGCTGTCGCTTCTCGCCGACCGCGACGACCGGGAGCGCGCCGAGCGCATCCGCCGCTCATGGGACGCCTACTACGGCACCAGCCCCGACCCGCTGAAGGTCCGCAAGGGCGAGGCCAATGACAACGTCCGAATCAACTACGCCCGGCTGGTGGTGGACGCGGGCGTGGCCCACCTGTTCGGTTCCGACCTCCAGGTGAACCTGCCGCCCGAGGCCGACGCCGCCCAGGACGCGCTGAACGAAACCATCCGCATCAACGGCGGCGGCTTGCTGTGGCAGAAGGCGGGAACCTCGGGCGCCATCGGCGGGACGTTCTACTACCGGCTTATGCCGCAGCCGGTCGGCCCGCCGCGTATTACCTGCGTGGACCCCTCCAGCGTGGACGTGGAGTGGGAGCCGAGCGACTACGAAACCGTCACCGCCTACGTCGTAACGTGGCTGGAGGCCGACGGGGACACCACCGCTACCCGGCGCCAGCGCATCGAGCGCGACGGCGAGGCGTGGATCATCGTGGATCAGAAGGGCCATGACGGCGGCTGGACCACCATCGGGGAGGAAGCATGGCCCTACCCCTACGCGCCCATGGGCCACGCGCAGAACCTCCCTTCGCCCCATGAGGTCTACGGGCTGTCCGACCTGGAGCCTGATGTGCTTCGGCTGTGCCGCTCGATTGACCGGACCGCCAGCAACATCAACCGAATCCTGCGCCTCTACGCCCACCCGAGGACGTGGGGCCGCATGATCGGCGATGCGCTGAACATGGACGCCAACCCCGGCGCCATCATCCGCCTGGAGCACCCGCAGGCCGAGCTGCACAACCTGGAAATGCAGAGCGACCTGTCCAGCAGCATCGACTACTACCGCAGGCTGGTGGCCGCCCTCCATGAGACTACCCGCATCCCCGAGGTCGCCACCGGCAAGCTCGACTCCGCGGGCCAGCTGTCGTCCCTCGCCCTTCGCATCCTCTATTCCCCGCTGATCGCCAAGACGGAGAGCAAGCGCCGCACCTACGGGCAGGCCATCCAAGAGATGATGCGCCGGGCGCTCGACCTCCAGGGCTTCCCCGACGCGCTGCCGCAGATCGTGTGGCCCGAGCTGGTGCCGACTGACCCCGAGATGGACCGGCGCACTTCGCTCATGGACCAGCAGCTCGGCGTGAGCCGCGACACCATCTTGGAACAGCTCGGGTACGACCCCGCGCTGGAGGCCATGCAGCGCCAGGACGAGCAGGCCGAGGCGAACGCCGCCATGAACGCCGGGCTTACGGAGCAGCCGCCCGACTTCATCGGGTAGCGCGTGGCCACCGCCGCGGAATCCCTTGCGATTGAGCGCAAGTGGATTGAGGGACTGGCCAAGCTGGAGAAAGACCCGACCGCGCGGCTTACGGCGGTGTACAAGCGGGCGCTCAACCAGCTTCTAGAGCAGGAGGTCGCCCCGCTGGCCAAGCGGCTGGCCAAGGCAACCGGCGAGGACGCCGAGGCCCTGACGACCCGGCTCATGTTGCTCGGCAGCCGGGCGCAGTCCATCAAGGAGGCCGCGCTGAAGGCCGTCAAGGACACCGACCTGGAGGCCAAGGCCGCCGCCGAGCTGGAGCCGCTGGCCAAGAAGGCCTACCAGCACGGCGCCGCCACCGGCTACGGCAAGCTGAAGGGCGTCGGGGTCGGGTTCTCGAGAATCAACGACGCGCAGGCCCGGCGCTTCATCGCGCGGCTCCAGCCTGGAACGGCGGCGAATGAGTGGGTGCGCAAGCTCGCCGGGGACGCGGGTATCAAGACGGTGAACGTGCTTACGCAGGGCGTGGTGCTCGGCCATGGCCCCGACAAGCTGGCGCGCTCCGTGGCCCAATCGCTCGGCACCGAGGCCAAGCGGGTGTCCACCTTCATCCGAACGGAGACCATCAGCGCCGCCCGCGCAGGCAACATCGACGCCTACCGCGCCAACCCTGACGTAGTGAGCGCGTGGGTATGGAACGCCGCGTGGGACGCCTGCATGGTGTGCCAGGGAATGAACGGGCTGGCCTACCCGGTGAGCCAGCCGATGCGCTCTCACCCGAACTGCCGGTGCTCGGCCGACCCGTACACCGGCCCGCCCCTGGATGCCACGACGCTCAACGCCGGGGCCGGGCCGTGGAAGCCGATGAACGTCCGCAGCGCAGACGAGCTTTCCCGAGGCGCTACGCCCTTCAACACCGGCACGCGCTTTGCCCGGCTGCCGACCGCCGACCAGCGGCGCATCCTCGGGCCGACCCGCTGGCACGCCTGGAACGATGGCCAGCTCGACCTACGCGCCATTCCGCGGCCGACCTCGCACCCGGTATGGGGGGAAGGCCTGCGCCCCGCCACGCTGGCCGAGCTAGGGCTTACCAAGGGGAACTACCCCGCGTCATCGGTGCTGGACGAAGCCGCTGCCGCGGCCAAGGCATTGCAAACAGCGCAGGCCGATGTTGCCGCTGCGGCGTCGGCGAAGGCCGCCATTAGCTCGATGATGAGCGAAACCGAGATGGCCGCGCTGGTGAAGGCGCTCAAGAAGGCCGACCAGGACGCACCCGCAACACCGGCGCCCGTTGTGTCGGATGCGGAAATGACCTGGACCCCCGACTCGGCGCCATCGCCCAAGGCCGTGAAGGCCGTGGACCACCCGGCCGCCCAACCTCCGAAGGACGCCGCACCGCCCTTGCTGGAGTGGGAGGGGGAGCTGCGGCTCCACCGCGACCTCACCGGCTCAACCCACGGCGGGAAAGTCCTCAAGGACTCGGCCGATACCCGGTATGCGTTCAAGCCCGCGCTCGGAGACCCATGGATTGTCGAGGCCGAGAACGCCGCCGCGCAGCTGGCCGCCCGGCTCGGGGTGCCGGTGCCGCGCAGCCGCATGATCGACTTCCAGGGCCAGCGAGGCCAGCTGCAGGAGTACCTGCAAGGCGCGCAAACGTGGGACCAATCGGTGTACCGCGACCTGTCGAGCATCACCCAGGACCAAGCCGAGCAGCTGGTTCGCCATCACGTATTCGACTGGCTCATCGGGAACCACGACGGCCACAACGGGAACTTCCTGTTCCGCGACGGCCAGCTGTGGGGCATCGATAAGGGGCAGGCGTGGAAATTCATCCAGCGCGACAAGCTGGATATGAGCTGGAATGCCCCCGGCAACTTCGGCACGCCCGTCTATAAGCAGCTGTGGCAGCAGTACGGCGAGGGCCGCGTGGCGCTCGGGGCCGACGGGCTGCCGGTGGACCTGTCGCTGGCCCACCGGCCGGTCATCGAGAAGCTGGCCCGCATGAGCGATGCGGAATTCCGCGTCCTGGTGGACCCCTACCTGGAGGCCCTTCCCCTCTCACCGGCCGAGCGCAACAAGGTCGCCAGCGCCATGCTCCGGCGCAAGAACAGCCTGGAGGACCAATGGCT